TTTTGACTTTGAAGGGTCGAATTTTTCCGTTTTAATCGATACATTAGCATATAATACGTATATAACTGCTGTAAACTCAAATATGGTCGTAAATGAGTCATTTTTAGACTCTGCTGTATTAAGAGAAAACGTAGTTTCACTTGCAAGAAACATTGGTTACGTACCACGCTCCAGAACCGCTGCAAGAGCACAAATATCATTTCCTGTATCAATCAATACCACTACATATGACACCTCTTCACTAACCTTAAAGGCAGGTCTAGTGTGTTTGGCAAGTTCTGCCGAGGATTCCTTCACTTTTTCAATTTCTGAAGATATTACAACCACTGTAAATAATGGAGTTGCAACTTTTGGTACTTTAGAAGATCCTATCACCGTTTATCAAGGAACTTATGTACAACAATTATTTGAAGTTGATGGATCTCTTGATCAGAGGTTCATAATCGATAATTCTTTCGTAGATAGTTCAACAATTGTTGCTTATGTCAAAGGTCCTTCTGATGATGCACCTGGTATTCAGTATTCAAAGGTAGATAATATTGTAGGAGTCACAGGAACTTCATTAACATACTTAATTCAAGAAGTTCAAGATCAAAAATATGAATTATTATTCGGAGATGGTGTTTTTGGTAAAAAATTAGAAAATGGAACAGAAATAACTGTAGGTTATATTATAACTGATGGAAGAGAAGGTAACGGACCTTCAAATTTTACATATTCTGGAACTATATTAGACACTTTAAAAAATATCATTCCTCCAACTGCATTACCAAGCATAACAACTGTCTCAAAGGCAGCAAATGGTGGTGAAATCGAATCGATTGACTCTGTTAAGTATTTTGCACCTAGATTGTACTCTGCACAGTATAGAGCAGTTACAGGAAGAGACTATGAAGCAATAATTCAAAATATTTACCCAAATACTGAAAGTGTTTCTGTAGTTGGTGGTGAAGAATTAGATCCACCAGAATTTGGAACTGTCTTAATCACGATTAAACCAAAAAATGGTGATTATGTGTCAGATTTTGATAAACAACTCATTTTAGCGGATTTAAAAAATTACTCACTTGCAGGAATTAATCAAAAGATACTTGATCTTAAATTACTTTATGTTGAACTTGATTCATTTGTTTATTATGATGCATCAAAGGTCAGTAACGTAAATGCACTCAAAACAAGAATTATAGAGGGTCTTACAACATACTCTAAATCAACTGATGTCAACAAATTTGGTGGTAGATTCAAATATAGTAAGGCATTGAATATAATTGATGATATAGACACTGCGATTACTTCAAATATCACAAGAGTTAAGATTAGAAGGAATTTAAGAGCAGTTCTTAACTCATTTGCACAATATGAACTTTGTTTTGGTAATCAATTCAGAATAAACCAAGAAGGTAAGAATATTAAGAGCACTGGATTTACGATTGAAGGTGAAAATGAAATAGTATATATTACTGATATTCCAAATAAGGATAATAATGGAAATCTAGATGGATCTGGTCTAGGTGTTATATCAATCGTAAGAGAAGATTCTCTACGTAATACTGTGGTTGTTGTAAAATCAGCAGGAACAGTAGATTACATACATGGAGAAATAATTTTGACTACAGTTAATATTACTTCAACAGTTAAAGAAAATAATGTTATTGAAATTCAAGCATTCCCAGATTCTAATGATGTTGTAGGTTTGAAGGATTTATACCTTGATTTTAGCATCTCAAATACCACGATAAATATGGTTAAGGATACCATTACATCAGGTGAGCAAATATCAGGTGTTGGTTTCAAAGTTACATCAAGTTACTCGAACGGAGAATTAACAAGGTAATATGATCGGCACTGGAATTGATGCACGGGTACAAATACAACAGTTAATTGAAAATCAACTTCCCGAATTTCTTTTAGCAGAGAATCCAAAAGCATCAGACTTTTTAAAGCAGTATTATATTTCACAGGAACACAGAGGTGGTCCAACTGATCTTGTCGATAATTTAGATCAATATTTAAAATTAGATAACTTAACACCAGAGGTAATTGTTGGTGTTACTGATTTAACTGTAGGTATTGGTACAACTGCTGCTGTTGATACTGTTAATGTAACAAGCACAAAGGGATTTCCTGAAAAGTATGGTCTATTTAAGATCAATGATGAGATATTTACATATTCTGGATTAACAACTAATACATTTACTGGTGTTACTCGTGGTTTTAGTGGTATTACAACATATCGTGCCGATAATGCACCTAAAGAATTAGTATTTACAACCACAACTCCTGCTGTTCATGATAGTAGTTCATCTGTTGTAAATTTAAGTGCATACTTTTTAAAAGAGTTCTACAAAAAAATTAAATTTACATTTACACCAGGTTTAGAAGATACTAATTTTGTATCAGATTTAGATGTAAGTAATTTCATAAAAGAGTCAACATCTCTATATCGTTCAAAGGGTACAGAAGAATCATTTAAGATTTTGTTTGGTGCTTTATATGGAGTTGATCCAAAAATTATTGATCTTGAAAATTATCTTCTAAAACCATCAACTGCAGAGTTTACACGAAGAGAAGTATTAGTTGTACAAAGAATATCAGGAGATCCTAATAAATTAGTTGGACAAACAGTTAAAAAATCAAGTGATGTCAGAACACAGGGGTCTGTATCAGAGGTTGAAATATTCAGTAGATCCTTTGGTAGGACTGGGATTAGCACATATTATAAATTAAATCTATTTGTAGGTTATAATGACGAATCACTAATAGAGGGTACATTTACAATACCTGGTAAAACAAAGGTAATTGGTAATGTATCTACAGGTTCAACAGTAATTACAGTAGATTCAACTGTTGGTTTTGGAACAACAGGAACAGTGGTTAGTGGTGTAAACACAATTACTTATGCTAACAAAACAATAAACCAATTTTTAGATTGTGAAGGTATAACTGCACCCATATATTCTACAGATAATATCAGATCTAGTGAAACTATTTTTGGTTTTGAGAATGGTGATCCAACCAAAAAGGTTGAAATGAGAATTACAGGTGTAGTAAATGACTTTGTTCCTATACTGAATACAAACAAATCATCAATCGGTGAACAAATAAGTGTTAGAAACTTGGGTGAGAGTATACCTAATCCCATTAGTAATCGCAGTGATAAAGAAATATTTGCAAATTCATGGATCTATAATACATCTTCTACTTTTGAGGCAGATTTTGGACAGAACACTATTACCTTAAAAAGCGAAATAGATGAATCAAGTTTAAAGAAAGGTGATCAATTTGAGATTATATTGAGAAGTGATTACTCTGTAACTGCAACTGGCACAGTTAAAGAAGTTATTGATTCTAAATCTTTCCAGAGTACAACTCTGACATTTACTGATCCCTTGAAAGGATATCCTTATATACAATCAAATATACATGATATAAGAAGAGTTCTTAAAAAAGCAAATAGTATATCAACACCGATCAAGTATGGAAACAATGTTCTTACAAGTGATGTACAAAATGTATATAATGAATTAGATAGAAACTTTTACGTTGCTTCTAACTCACTTCCCTCATATGATATAGATGTAGATACTTTTAAATCAGAGATACCAGATGCACTTGGTACAGAAACAGGTGGTACAAGATTACGTCAATTTAATAATGTAACTCAAAAATATCAAATTATATCTTTCCCAGAGAATGTTCCATTTATAACAGGTGATGAAGTTGTCTACACTTCAGGAATATCAACTGATCCAATATTAGGTTTAGAGTCGGGTAACACATATAATGTAAAAGTTTTAGCAAATAAAAACCAAATTAAATTATATAAATCACTATCATTCATTGTTGGTGATGATTTTGTTGAAGTTGCAGAACCAGTTGGTCTTGCGAAAACTGTAACTCATTCATTTGAATTAGCAACACAAGCAAATAAGAAAATAGGTCCTGAAAAAGTACTTAAAAAATTCCCATTATTACAAGATATAAAATCAGGTGATTCAATTAAAACAACACCTGGTGCTGTTGGAATGTTAAAGAATGGTGTTGAGATAGTCAGTTATAAGAGTGAAGATAAAATTTATTTTGGTCCTATTGAAACACTCGATGTATTGAATACTGGATTTAATTATGATGTAATAAATCCACCAACGATTACTTTAACTGATCCTCCTGTAGGTATAGGAACTGGTAGTAAAGCATTAATTCAACCTGTTGTTACTGGTGTAGTTACAAGTATAGTAGTTGATCCACAAGAGTTTGATTTAATCGATGTAAGATCAGTGACTATAAGTGGTGGTAACGGAGAAGGTGCTGTATTCCAACCTTTCCTCTCAAAAAGATTCAGGGAAATAAGTTTTGATGCCAGACAGTCATATTTGCCAGGTGATGGTGGAGTTGATATTCAACATGATCAGATTGAGTTTTTAAGAGAGCATAATTTACATAATGGACAGGCATTAGTTTATGATCGTAATGGTAATGCTGAATTAGGAATTGGAACAACTGGTGGTGGTTTCGGTGGATCTGATGCAGATTCAGGAAGAACATTAAAAGATGGAAGCATCTATTATCCACAAGTAGTTGGATTGAGTTCGATTCGATTATATGAAACTTTTGCAGATTTTAAATCTGGTATTAATACAGTTGGATTTACCACAATCGCTACAAATGGAATTCATAAATTTAGAATGTTCCAATCACAAAATACTTTAAAATCTGTTAAGGTATTAGATTCTGGTGAGGGATATAGTAATCGTAAATTAAATATTAAACCAGTTGGTGTATCAACAGTAAATAATACAATTACATTTGAAAATCATGGATTTAAGAATGGAGAAAAGATTGTATATTCGAGCACAGGATCGCTTATAACAGGTCTGTCAACATCAATACAATATCAAGTCATAGAAGTTGATAATAACACTTTCAGACTCGCAGAGGCAGGTGTTGGTGGCACAATAACATCAAATTATATAAGAGGTAATTATAAAGAGATTACAGGTATTGGAACTGGTTTACATACATTCCAATATCCACCTATAGTATTA